TAATCATTCTAGATAAGGGGGGGTACATTTTGTAACCATCCATAAGGGTATAATTTGCCCTTGTTGAACGGTAAAACATATAACGAAGGTAATTTTTACTTAATAAGTCAGGTAATAGCCTTAAAAACTCGAGTTTATTACTTGACATAATCGGAATTAAACCGATAATGTAAACCATAACTAACAAAAGTATCGGTATTTGTAAACTTTATTTTGTGTTATTGGTTAACATATTGGCTGTTTATGGTTGTTTTATTACAATTTAGCTAATATATTAAACATAAAAAGGGCGGTTGCTTCTAACTCCCGCCCCTTAAAACAACACTATGAAAGCCAAATATAATTAAAAGATATGAGTTAACCGCGCAATTTGGCCAAATTCTTTATGATGGATGAATCCTTCAACCGCTTTTGGAACCCCAGTAAATCCATTTTTGTGGTGCCATGCATCTGTTCCGGAAGGGGATCGCAATGTTTCAAAGGTGCATCCAATCATATCGCGGCATTGTTTATGATGAACATGATGCGAAAAAATGTATCGATGTTTTGTTTCACTCCAAAGAATTGGAAATTCGGTTGCCAATAACATTGGAAGGTTTTCAACTTTGGCGCCATCGCCATGAGTTGTGCCAATTAAATTCTTTCCGTACTTGAAAGCTTTGCGATGCTTTAAATCAACATTAAATTTGATTGAACTATTATGAAAATGCGCTTCAATAAGCTGCATCAAGAAAAAGCCATGCGTTAAATCATGGTTGCTTGGATTGTAAACAACATCAACTTCGGCAAAACTCATCAATTGTTCCAACAAATCAATGTAAAGATTCTTGGCCATAATGAAATTTTGATGCCATTGGCCATCCGTATCTTGTGCGGTTCCGGCGGTTGTTGTTCGCCTGGTGTTATCGGTATGCAAAATATCATTCCCCGCAACGAATAAAACTTTATCAATAGTAAATCCCTTGGCTTTGTCTAAAATCCCTTGCATCCCTTCTTTTGCACGTTTAACGGCAATTTGGCAATTGTAATCTTCGCCGGTTTCAAAGGCGGTTGATAGTTTGCCAATATGCAAATCCGCAATATCAATAATTAATAAATGATCATCCGGGCTTTTAGTAGTTTTAATGGCCGTATAGTTTGGCGCATATGCTTTCACTTCGGCAATGGCTTGATCTTTTATCTTTTGAATCTCATTTAACTCTTCGGATTTAAAGTTTGGATTCTTGAAGAACAATGAAGCTTCTTTTGTTTTTAACCAACCATGTTTAACGTCTTTGTCATCTACTCCAGCTTCATCGGTTGCATTCTTGATGCCGCGATATTGCATGAGTATTTCGATCTCATCTTTTTTCAGACGAAATCGGGCGCTTGTATTTTTCATAAAATTTAGATTATGGATTTAATTGCGTATTTCCAAAGCCAGGAAAGAAGCAATCCGATTGCAACCCCAACAAATAATAAATTCAAATTTCCGCTTGGCCTTTTGCTCTTTGCTTCGGATTTTGCTTTTTGCCCTTCGGATTTTGCTTTTGCTTTTTCAACAACTCGATCTTTATAAATAGTCTTTAACTGAATTTTATATTTATATTTTATCTCGGTTCGAACTTGCCATTTGGTTTTTGGAATATAAACGTTCTTGTAAAAAATAACCGAATCGGTTTTTCTTATAATTGTTTCGTAATAGATTGAATCATTAACAACGTAAGGAATTGAATCAATCTTTAATATTTGTATTGTGTCGGATGTTTCGGCGCATTTAAATCCCTTCTTTGTTGCTTTATTAATATGATAATTAACGGAACAGCTGCAAAGTATTGCTATTAAAATAAATATTATATATTTCATCCTTGTCGTGTATAAAGTTTTCTATAATTTTTACTTGATTTAAGCTTACTTGTCTTTGATTTTGCATGAACGCCAGGCCGTTTAACTTTCGGCTTGATCCTTTTGGTTGTATCTTGTTTGATTTTAGCCATTAATATCGGATGAAATCAGCAAAGTGTAAGTAAAATGATTGCCATGGATTTCTTTTGCCCGGTTAATTAAAACCATAAAATCATTAAAATCTTTTGTTCGCTTAAATACTTGGCAACCTTCGCTCCAATTTTCAACAAAGTTTGAAACGGTTCCGGCTTTGTGGATGTTAATTCCAAACATTCCAGTATCTCGAATAATTTCATCAAAATCCATATCGCGGTTTTTATCCCTCCAAACGGTTACATCCCCCAACCTTTGGCAAAGCGCTTGATATTTCCCTTGATGCATTGAAACTTTATAAACGCCGCGGTATTGATCCGGAACCAATCGAGCAACGCCCCCGGAATTATGAAATTGCATAACTCCTTTTTTACCCGGTTCGGTTGTTGCATCCCACTCATGAAAGAACCATTCGCCGCCAACCTTATAAGACAAAGTAATTTTATCATCAAAAAGATTTGTAACCTTTTGCCCTGGTGTTGCGTTCCGAACTCCAACAATATTAACATCATAATCTTTGGAACCATTGAACCAAACATATCCCTTTGATTTTACGGCCTTTTCAATTTGTTCTTTTGAATACATCTTATTTCTTTATTTTATCAACATCATCTTTTAATTCCGCGCCCCTTTTTAATAGATTCTTTAAACTTTGCCAAATATTAATTCCGTAGATTATCTTATAATTCTCCGAAATGGAGATCAGCTCGATGCTGCAAAGCGTTAATGCTGTTATTTTAGTAACCATTAATGGAACGGAAAAGAATTTTAAAACAATTGCATCCAGGATCCAAAAATCAATGCAAAAAAGCATAATAACAGCGCACTCATATAATGCCAATTTTGAAACAATAGCGGAAAGCTTCCGGGATGTTATTGGTTGCTTTAATTTTTTAGCTTTCCAAATCCCGGTTATTGTATCGATAAGGATTAAAAACCCAACAAGAAACAAGATGCCAGATATTGGCATAAAAAACGCGGTTATAATGCTAATCAAGGTTAATAAATTTGTTTGGATGCTTAATAATAAAATTGCTAATTGTGTTTTCATTCTTCAATCAATTGTTCAATTAATATAAAATTTAAATACGCGTTGAACGTTAATCCAACCATTTTTAAATACAATGCATCTTCAAAAAATAGAACTCCGGTTGTAAGGTAACCAAAAACAAAAAATAAAACGCTCCAAATTTTTAAATGTATCATATATATATTATGTTTAATTGTTCTTAAAATCATAATTATCAAACGGAATATTGCACCAATTCTCCGTATCGTATATATTTACGGCAAGTTCCATCGTCCATCCGGCCGTCATATCTTGGGAACGGTTAATAAAAGGAGTTGTTCCGATTGTTCCTTCAATATCAAGGAACTCATCAAAGCGCCATTGCTTGAATGTTGTATGAATATCTTTACAAATTGAAATGCAATCCGAATGAATCTCATTTATTTGATCATAATCGGATTGGTTGTATTTATCGCATATTGTAATTATGGCATTTATGCCAACATTGAAATCGCCAATTTGCGAAGGTTGTAAAGAAACAACCATCATTGGATAAGTTACGGCATCCCGGGAAACAGCATCCAAAAATTCTCCAAAGAAAAAGGAGTTAATTTGCCGGTGTTCGGTTGCGATCAACTCGAACTCCTTCCGTAGTTGGTTTAATGTTTTTTCCATAATTATTTAAGTATTTTTTAAGCTGTTCAATTTGTTTCTTTGATGCTTTAAACTTCATATTATAAAATTAATTGGAGTATATCCGGAACGATCCGCAAGCATATCTTCGGAACAAGCTCCAGGGGATGATGATGATTGATTATATTCAGGATAAAGAGTTCCGTTATCCGCTCTTAAATGAACGATTAACCTTTCTTTGTAGAAATATGCATCTTTGCGCAATTGATCCCGCAAAGCGCTTGTTTCGGCATCTGTATTCGGTGTTATATTCTCATCTTGAATCCTTCCAACGGATTTATTGGTTAATTTCTCATTCAATAAAAGCGCGCATCTGTAATCAACAAACGCAACCAAGCAAGGCGTTACAAAATCATTCATTAAATCCAAGTAAGGTTGTGTCCAGGTGTTTGTATTAACGCGCAATAATAACGCTTTAAACAATGGAGTTGTTAATGCCGGTTGCAATTGTATATCTTGGCTCCTTTTAATAGCAACCGCCAATAATTTAGTATCCGTATTCATATGAATAAGGCCAAGCTTCTTTAAATTGTCAACCGATAATAGATAATCCATAATTTTATTTTTGTTTAATTACTAATTGTTGCATCCATTCATGGCGGCACCATGGTGTTGTTGCCCCGGTATCCGGATTTGAATACCAACCGCCGCGATAAGTCCAAACATTTCGATCAACTCGCGTTGAAATTGAATTTATATCATCCCTTGTAAAACTTCGATTTATTTCAAGTAACTTTTTACAAAATTCCCTTGATTCGGTTTTAAGATCCGGAATACCCGGTATTGGTTGATAAGTATATCGAACTTCAAATTCGGTTGTTTCAATTTCCAAATCATTTATCAACTTATCGCCAAAATCTGTAATGCTTCCCTTTGTGTAAAGTTCCCAGGTTGATAATTGATTTATTGAAATGGCTACGGTTTTAATATCGGATTTCAATGCCTTCGCAATTGATGCCGCATCTTCGCCATTATTCAATAAACTCAAAACATTCTTATCAAAATCCTTAATTTTTAATTTGATTTCTCCAATTGTTTCAAATAACATATCTTGGCGCGAAAATATTTCTTCGCTTGGTGTATCCCAAGCAATTGGCATTGATTTAACGACAATAAATTTATCTTGGCTTTCTCCAAACTCTTCAAATATCTTTAATTCTTTATCGGAAAATGCATCATGCTTGCATTTTGAAAATGCATTTGTTTGCAATCCAACAATTTTGCGGGCTTGTGTTTCATCAATGGAAGGAAATGAAGCCAAAATTATGTTTAACGCGGCTTCTTTTGTAAGGATTCCGGTATTAATTTGGGCGGCAACTTCAATTAATGAAGCAATTTGCGCTCCATTTAACG